ATATGAGAACCTACAAAAGATGATGAATTTTGAACTATTTGGTTTTGAGAAGTATTGTATAGGCTGTACTGAGTATATAGATAAAAGGCCTCAAGAACAAATATTAAGAATATTAGAAGCAGGAGCTGTATAATGGATTTATTAGTAAGCGGTTGTAGCTTTACAGAACATATGCCTAGTAAAGATAAAATACAAAGAAGATGGTGCGATTATGTAGCAGATAAGTTAGATATGAAACTTATTAATCTAGGAAAAGGTGGTGCTGGTAACGAATATATTTTCTGCAGCTTATATGATGCAATTGTAAAAGCAAATATAAAGCCATCTATGGTGATTGCAGCATGGTCTAAAAGTGAAAGACGCGACTATAAAATAAGAGGCCATTGGACAAATGATAGACAAGATTTAAGAGGAGATTTAAAATACCATCTTGAACGAACTGATAGATATAAGAGAATGTTAAGTGATCTTTGTAGACACCGTGGTGTCAATTATGCAAGTTTTCAAATGATTGAATTATACGGTAAAGATAGAGATAACGTACAAGCTAAAACAATTGGATTTCATAATGAATGGACTCCGGATTTTATAAGTGAATCGGATAGACATCCATCAGAAATTGGTCATGAAAAAATTGGAAAATATATCTATGAAAATCTTTAGTGCTTCATATGGACCACATGATCATAATACTTATGATGGAGTATTCCATAATCAAGTTGAAAGATATAGTCGCTTAAAGCATAATGTACCTCATCACTTTGATTCTTATCCGCACCATTCTACAGCAGATAAGATGAACCAAGATGATAATAGCGCTGGTCAAAAATTCTATAATGAAACATTTAAACCAAACGATCACGAAATATTTGCTTATACTACAACAATAGGTGGTATGAAACAAATTGATGATCCTAAATTTCCAAAAGAATTTTTAGATTTTAGACCATACAACCTATGGGACTATATGCGAAAAAATAATCAGTATTATATTGATCATCATCAATCACATGCAGCATATGCATTTTTATCATCTGGTTATAAAGAAAGCGATATTCTTGCTATCGATGGTAGAGGTTGGAAGTTTAATTGTATTTTTTGTGATAAGAATGGAGATATTACTGATCTATCTAAAGATATGTCAATAGGCATCCTTTGGAATTATCTCGCAAAGTTAATGGGCTTTGGTAATCTAGGTGCAAGTAAACTTATGGGTCTTGCTGCGTATGGTAGATATAAAGAAACAATACATATGATTCTTGACGGTTATTGGGAAACAAATAATTTACCAAAATGGAGATCGACACAAAGAGATTTGAATGTATTTCGCCACAAAGATATAGCACATACACTACAAGTGGCAACCGAAGAACGTATCAAGGACTATGTACTTAAACATAAAACAAGTGATAATCTTTGTATTGCAGGTGGTGTAGGATATAATGGTTATATGAACGAACTATTAAACAAGACTTGGGATAATGTATTTGTTCCCCCAGCACCCGGTGATGAAGGGCAATCTATTGGCACTTATATGCATGCTGACTATACTCTTAACAATAATGTTCATATACCAGATGTGTATGCAGGTAAGGAGTATGACTTTGTTGGTAATGAGAAAGTAGATATAAAAGAAGTTGCTCAAGCTATCGCTGATGGAAAGATTATTGGTTGGTTCCAAGGTAAGTCTGAAAGTGGCCACAGAGCATTAGGTAACAGAAGCATTCTTGCAGATCCTAGAAATAGAGAAATTAAAGATCAAATTAATTTCTCTATCAAAATGCGTGAAGACTTTAGACCCTTTGCACCATCTGTGCTTGAAGAACATTATCAAGATTACTTTGACACTAAAACACCAAGCCCTTATATGTCTCGAATAGTAAAAGTAAAGTCTGATAAGATTCCTGGTGTAACACACGTTGATAATACAGCTCGTATTCAGACAGTGAATAGAGAACAGAATGAAAAGTTTTATGATCTAATCAATGAGTTTTATAAACTTACTGGAGTGCCTATGTTACTTAACACTAGCTTTAATTGTCAAGAGCCTATTGTAGAGACTCCAGAGGAAGCTATAGATACCTTTAATAGAACTGAAATGGATCTACTCATTATTAATGATTATATTATACGCAAGGAAAAGTAATGATTACTATATCATGTGTAAAGTTTGGTGACAAATTTACTTATGAGCACGTTAATAGACTTTATAAAATGTGCTGTAATAATTTTAAAAAAGATTTTACCTTTGTTTGTCATACAGAAGATGACTATGGTATAAATGGTGATATTATTATCAATCCATTAGACACTAGTTTAGGTCTAAGAGCCTGGTGGTGGAAACTTACTTTATTTTCTGATTACTTTAACTTACATAATATTCATACTAAAAGAGGCAAACATCTGTTCTTTGACCTAGATGTTGTAATTCAAAATGATTTTACACACTTTCTTGATTATATCGAGAAAGATAAACTTACAATGATCGAAGCGTATTGGAAGGATTACCCTTTAAGAGAACCTGATATGAATTATAATTCATCAGTGTTGGCTTGGGAAGGTAAATTAGAACAATTCTGGAAAAACTTTAATAGTAAAAAAACACCTATGCTGTTCAACGGCATTGATGGCTATTTGTATAATCAACACTTCGAACATCTTAAAGTATTCCCTCGAGAAGAAATTTATTCACGTCTATTTGGTATTGATGAAGATGAAAACTTTAGACCTATAAATGATAATAAACCAGAAAAATTATTTTATAAACCAGAATATCCTATCTGTATTTTTAATGGTTGGAAAAGAGAAAAGTATCAGGACGGTTCTTATTGGCTAGATGATGACGGGTATAATGGTATGGAAAAATATTATAGTTTTCTTAACAGTCCTATCATACATAAAGATCATAGAGGTATTGATGAATCTTTATTAAAAGAAATGCGAGAATGTGTAAACCTAGGTAAAAATATTCATCACTTTTTTGATAGTCTATCAGATAGTCAATATCAATCTAAGCTATGGCTGTGCAATTCTTTATATCAATCTGCTGGTGTTAAAGACATCACAAAAATTAAAGTCTTTGGAGGTTGGTTCTTATACCCTCTCCTTAAACTACTTAAAGACATTTATAGGATTGAGTGGATTGAAAATGTTGATATAGATGAATATGCTCTTATTGTATCTAGGAGAATTAATACTACATTTGCAAATGTTGATACTAAACAGAAAGATTGTTTAGAGCCAGATCAAAGAGACTGGGACTGTGATTTAGTAATTAATACATCATCAGAACATATGACTTCTATGAAGGAATCCATAGAAGATAGAATGTTTAGAAAGTTATCTGATAATATTACATCCAAGCCTTGTTTATTTGCTGTGCAGAGTAATAATATGTTCCATATTGACGATCATATAAACTGTGTAAATAATGAAGACGAACTTGCTGAGAATGTTGGTTTAAAGAGAATCCTATATAAAGGATCCTTAGATATGGATAATGGCTATAAAAGGTTTATGGTAATAGGATATGCGTAGAGTAATCTATAGTTTCTATATTGAGATACCCCAAAACAAATTAGTATCACACCACGAAACAAATGTAAAATTCATTGATCATAAACATTGGTTATTAGAACGTCAAAGAGAATATGCCAAATCTATTGGTGTTGACTATATTCACTATACTGATAGTAAGAAATTTATACACTATGAGGAATGGTTTAAGGCAAACTATCCAAAGATTTCTTATTATAATATTGTAAACTTTTATAAAATACATTTAATGTATGAATTAGCAAAAGAATATGATGAAGTGCTTTATATGGATATGGATGTAATACCTGTAACCAATCTTAACTTCTTTGACGAGTTTGACTTATCTAAAGGCATTGCTATAATGTCTGGCACAGGTGAAACACAAACTGACTTAGATCGTAGTGATACACTAAGGTGGACTCATAGTGTTCGTTCTCCTATGGCAAAGTTATGGAATAGTAAATGTATGCTTACGGAGTTAGATGTTGTAGTAAAAGAGCCAGAGGTATTCAACACTGGTATTGTAGGTGCCAGAAAAGAACATCTTAAACAACTTGCATACTTTAGTAACTTTGAATCTGATCTAAACACTATGGCTGAAATGATTGATGATGATTTTTATCCTAAAACAATATCGTATATGTTTGGTTATGATAATGAAACCTTATGGGGAGTTAAAACATATCAGAACAATGTACCCTTTCAGGCTTTAGGTGAAAAATGGCACTGGCTTATGGATAAATGGAGTTATATCAAAGAAGGTACTCATTTTATTCATTGTATTAGTAAAGATTTTGATCATGTGAGGAAATGGTGTGAAAAAAATAATATTCACCTTATATCGGAATGATCTAAACGAACATACTTCCGTAACTGATCATAAAAGATTACAGTTCGCAAAGTATGAGGATCTAATTAAGAAACAACAAAGTTCTTATGCACAGCTCGTAGGAGCAGACTATGAGTGCTTTAAACCGTCATCCAGAGATTATGTTGATGTTCAATTTGAGAAGCTGTTAAAATTTGAAGAGTTAATAAAAGAGTATGATCAAGTATTATACTTAGATTTTGATGTAATACCAATTACCAAAACTAATGTTTTTGATAAGTTTAGAGGTAATGATATCTATGCTTTTAACATCGAGATTATCGTTAATTGGCAATTTAAAGAAGTTATTAAAAATAGAATGAAAGATGGTAATTGGCATGGAATGGATATGTATTCTAAGTCTCAAGTAAAGAAATCTATGCTTCTATTAGATGATATCATTAGTCACGATACATGTCTTAATACTGGAGTTGTTCTTATGAATAGAGAGTGTGTTAAGAATTTAAAACTATCAGAGAGATTACCAAGTGCTATAGAACAGTTTAAGGAAGCATTAGATGATAATGTATATCCACTTGAGATGACTAAGTCATGGAGTTTAAACAATGAGGTCGTACTCTCATATTTAATTGAGAAATACGACCTATTATTTACAGATATAGGAATGCCTTGGAACTTTATTATGGATCATAATGAGCAAGAGATGAGCGGAGCTGCACACTTTTTACATTTTGTTCATAAGAAGTTTGAGAACTATTTTACACCTCAGGAGAAAGAATAAGCGCTGCATATTTAACAGCATCTACAAAGTTCTTTGCCTTACGGAGTTTAGCTTTTGTTTCTCTATCTTTACTGCTCTTGATAGATTCCATTTCAAATAGCTGTAGCTTCATCATAAATAATTTTTCTTTATGATCTTCCTCAACAAACTCTGAAAAGATTGTGTTAACAACCTGCTCATACATATTGCTATTCACACCATCTTGATCATAGATCATATCATTTGCTTTACCAATATCAATCATTGTCTTAGTAAAGGCTTCATTCTCACGTCTAAACTTATTAAAAGTATTCTCGTGAATTGTATCAATGTCTACCTTAGTTAACAGCCATTCAAAGTCGGCGTCGCCTTCTTTAGCTTCAATATTAAATGGTACTAACACCAACTCTTCATCTGTAGAATTTTCAGCATCCATAAACAGAGCCTCAATTTCAGTCCGTTCATTATTAGTAAAGTGTGCTGTACTGTATTTATATTCTTCTGGTAATCCTGCCATAATCTTTCCTATACTTGTGTCATTCTTAATCTGTGGGTTGCGGCTGTAGTTGCTGAGCCATTTGGAAATTCTTGAGTTCTATAATCATCTGTATTTACAAACCTTGTTTGATAGTTACCACTACCATTTAGAATAGTATTAGCTATACCAGAACCTAAGTTGGTACCAGTACCATTCCAATTATAACTAATCTTTGATCCAGTTATTTCTGATGCTGCATGTCTTACACTATTTTGAAGAAATGCATCCATTTCAGCCTGTGTATATTGTTCAGCATTTCCATCGGATCTAGCAAATATCATAACTTCATGACTAGGTGCCGAAATATTATTAGCCTTTAAAAGATAATAGTTGGTGATAGTTGTTGGTTGGTCTTGAGTCTCTCCTATACCACCTGCTGTATATGCTCCAACATTTGCCCTTGTATCACTATATATGGTAGATGTACTTACTGCTGTATAACCAGATAATGATGTACCAGTATGAACATAATAAGTGCCTGGTTGCCCTGCAGCACCTGTAATTGTGTCAATGGCTGGATAGATGAATGTATCATAAACATCAGTCAAAGTCATTGATCTTACATTACCACTTGTTTGATATAAAGGAAAGGCTCTACTGCTTGTATCAGCTGATGGTGATGTATTAACTCTTGACTCACTTACTCTAGCATAGTTAACAGTTACTGTAGAAATATTAGGAGTCTCAGCTGCAGTATCAAAATTAGTTACATCTGTTGTAGATGCACCAGCTTGTTTACGTGTATCTGAAATATTACCAAGACTACCACCAGAAGCTACACGTGATAAAGTAACTGATGGGCTGGCCCCATAGAGATAACGAACACGATTTTTTACTGCCGTAATCTGCGCATCACTCATTTCTTTAAAGTTATTTGATCCGTCAAGATATAAGGGTCTACGAACTGCCATAATATATCCTTTTAAGTTTGGGTAACTTTAAGCCTATGCGTGGCTGATGTCTCAACAGATCCATTAGGAAATTCTTGAGTTCGATAATCATCTGTATTTACAAGTCTAGTTGCCAAACTTCCTGCACCATTTAAAGTAGTATTAGCCATACCAGTACCTAAGTTTGTACCAGTACCATTAAGGTTATAACTAATCTTTGATCCAGTTTCTTCTGAAGCAACATGTCTTATTGAAGATTCCAATAATGTCTCCCATGCTGAACCCGCATATTGTTTTAAATTATTAGTTCCATCAATATATAGTAAGGTACTAGATGTAGGTTTTGTAATATTATTTGCTTGGAGTAAGTAATAGTTGTTTACTGTTGTAAGAAAATCTTGAGTTGTTCCAGTGGTACCAATGGTAGCTGCAGCTGTATCAAAGCCTGTTCCATTACCAACATCTGCACGGGTGTCTACATATACTACACTAGTTGATACCGCCGTATAACCACTTAAAGATGTAGAAGTGTGAATACGATAAGTGCCTGGTTGACCTACAGCACCAGTAATAGTATCAATAGCAGGAAAAATAAATGTATCATACATATCAGTCAGTGTCATAGCATAGATATGACCATTACTTTGATATATAGGGAATGCTTTATTATCAGTATCAGCTACCGCTGTTGTATTGACTCTTGATTCAGATATATGAGCATAGTTAACAGTTACTGTAGAAATATTAGGAGTCTCATCTGCATTATCAAAATCAGTTACATCTGTTGTAGCAGTACCAGATTTTTGTCTTGTATCGCTAATTGATCCAAGAGTACCACCAGAAGCTACACGTGATAAAGTAACTGATGGATTAGCGCCATACAAATATCTGCAAAGGTCTTTTACCTCATTTATTTCAGCATCTGTCATCTCTATTAGATGATTTGACCCATCTAATTTGAGGGGGCGTCTTACTGCCATAATTAACTACCTGCGCCATAAAGTGTTTTCAGAGCTGTACCAGCCGAGTTATAGATTATTAAAGAAACAACATCTTTTAGTTCTGCTTGAGCAACAGCATCATCTCCAATATGTTCATTTGCAATTGCATTATCTGCGATCTTAGTTCCATCAACAGCGTCTGCGGCAATCTTAACCGTTGTAACTGCACCATCATTTAATTCAGATGTATCAACAGCACTAGCAGCAATCTTTGCAGATGTAACTGCGTTACTAGCAATCCTAGCTTCTATTACTGCATTGTCCGCAATGTGTTCTGAACCAATAGCATCATCTGCGATCTTAGTTCCATTAACAGCATCTGCACCAATCATTGCAGTTACTACCTGAGTTTCTCCAATAACACCTGCAGCTGTTGCTCCTAATACCCTATTTGCTGTAGCTAAGTTTTGTAGTTTAGCATATGTAATAGCATCGTCTGCAACTTTAGCAGTAGTAACTGCAGTATTATTGATTTTGTCTGTCGTAACAGCAGAGTTATTAATCTTAGCCGTAGTGACTGCCGAAGCATTAATTTTAACAGTAGTTACTGCATTTGTTGCTAACTTGCCTGCAATAATAGATGCATTTGTAATTAAAGGTCCATTTATAGACGCTGCTTTAATATTAATATGACCACTGGTTGCATCAAATGTTGCTGAGTCAAATGAGGCAATACCTTTATTATTTTTTGTGGCATCTTCGCCTGAAATAACTCCACTTGCAATGTCAATACCTTCACCTGCTGAAATAGCACCTCTGATATTAGCATTTGTTACTTTACTATATGTGTAAATCCCATTGTTGCCATATGCAAGAGAACCATATCCAGTACCAGTATTTGCTGCAGAGAATACATCTTGAACAGCATCAGAATCAATGCCTTGCAACTTAACTTCGTTAATAGCACCAACTATACTATTTTTGGCTATTGTTAGTAGATCGCCAAGAGGACCTACAACTGTTGCTGCACTATCTACTTCTCCATGGATCTCTCCGATAGCCGCACCTACTGTACTTGCTGTCGTACCCATAACACCTTGTGAAATTGTACCTAAGGAAGCCTCTGCTGCATTAGCTTTTGTAAGTGCAGATGAAGCATTAGTATCAACTTCATTAATAGCAACCACAATATTTTGATCAGCATCTGTAGTTAAAGAGGTTCTTGTACCTAAATCACTATCAAGACTATTGATTTGTGTTTCGTGTTCATTAATTGCACCTCTGAGTGTGGTCGCACTAGTTGTTAAGGCAGCACTACCAATCTCAGCATCTAATTCATTGATAGCTGATTTAATACTAGACTTGTCTGTTGTTGTAAGATTAGCAATCCCACCTATATCCGAGTCAAGTGAGTTAATAGCCTGAACTACATCACTGTCAGGACCTGATGTGGACATAAGATCAAGATCACCTACCTTGTAGGAAATCTCATTTACTTTATCCTTAAAGACGGCTACTGTATCTGTTAGATTGACTGTTGTTCTGGCCATTTATATTTTCTCTACAAGTTTACTGAGGAGATGTTTGATTTCACTCATTTCATTTTTTAATAAACTTACATCTTCCTTCAGTTGTTTTTCTTCGTCTGCTTTCACAGCTCGTAATCTTTTTCTTTCACGTGCTGCTTCTATCTCAGTTCTATTTATATTAATTATGGCGCCCGATTTTGGGTCCCTTACTAGATCAGAATGTCCTTCAACCTTTAACATTATACACTCAGAGCAATTATTCTCAAGTCTTGTATGACTGGAGGCCTTGATGTATTGGTTGATTTTAATACTATCTTAATCTGGAATTGAGAGAAAGCATTCATAGTTCCGCCATCGCCACCTACCAAATATCTGTACTCTCTGAATGCATTAGGATTTTCATCTGAAGGCATTTCACTTTCTAATGTAGCTAGTACATAACTTGAGTCAAGTAAACTACCAGCTGCAGCAGTATCTGAAGCATTTGTTCTATAGTAGACATCAAAGCTTGCTGTAGATGGTCTATTTGCACCAATTAAAATCTTTAATCCAACGGCTGATTCACTAAGAGAAACTGGTTGTGTAAGATGTTTAGATAGATGAGAACCACCGGTTGGATTTGTTTCAGCAATATAATCTATTGGAATATTACCTCCACTACCACTTGCAACCTGTTGATCAACTAAATTGTTTACAGCTGTCATAGAAGCACGTTGAAGATCAACTACTGGTGCAACAAATAGAGATGATGTCTGTAAATCAATTTTGTATGTGAGTGATTTACTACCAGATAAGGCTGATGCAGCCTCATTTTCTGTAGAAGCAATCATCATAGGGTTTGTAAAATCATTATTGTTTCTATTTGATACAGCTCCATAGACAGTTTCTTTGTCATAAGCAGTTTCAGAACCAGCATAAGATTTACCTGTTGTAAATTTAGCTGAGTGTGAAATTAAAGTCTTAGGTGGAGAAAGTGTCTCAACATAAGGTACTGCCGTATCCATCATAATATTTCTTGTAATAGTAATATTGTCTCCGCCACCAGCTATAGTAGATGAAGCAACATCTGATGCACCTGCAACAAACTCAAAACCTGTACCATCTACTTTAGTGACTGCTCTTGTTCCATTAATATTAGCTTCAGCTATTCCACCAAATGTTGCAGCACCTGCTATTGTTACCGAATCGCCTACTACAAACCCGTGACCAAATGCAAGAACACTAATTGTTCCAGATGCATTTGTAGTATCCAATGGATTATTATCTAATAGCATTAGTGGTGTTGCTGCATTTTCTAATGTAACATAACCACTTGTAGAAGTAAAGTCTGCACGATCAATAATAAATGTTAAGTCTCTTTCTTGATCTGGTGTCCAAGTCCTACTATTCTGAGATTTAAACAATGAACCTAATGTAGGTTGTTTAGCAACTCTTAGCTCAGTAGAATTAAGTTGTAACTCGCCTGCTTTTGCTACATATACATTATAATCTATAGAATCAGCAAGTAAAACAATAGAATATTCATTTTGTCCATTTAGATAAACTGGTTCATCAAACTCAAAGTAGGTTACTGCACTAGCATCAGCTGAAATGTTGACACTTCCAGGAGAAAGAACTTTAACTCCATTAGGTATAATCTCATCTGATGACGGAACACCATTTACAGTTGATCTAATTTGCATCATTACAGGAACTGTTGTATCTTTAGTTTGGAATCTAACACCAATTCTAGTTACAAAAATACCATCAGCTTCATCAATAAAGAATGTCTGAGCCAAAGGATCTCTACGTCGTCGTACCCGTGAAAATAATAACCTAGTGGTAGATGAGATAGACAACACCCTAGTTGAGGTGAAAGTTGATTGTCTAGTTTCTAAAACACCTGTTGATGAGAAAGGTTCTTTTGCGATTGATGTTGAGCCTTCATCATTAGGTACACTAATATCAAGTAATTTAAACTCACGTGTACCAGTTCTAAATTTAATTGCATCAGTGTTAGGTATAAAGAATGAACCTTCAATCGCACCTTCAGGGTTGGTAGTAAGTGTTGACTTACCATTAGGATGTTCAGTTGCTTTATTATGTCTATTACCAAAATCATCAGTAGTAGTAGCAAATCTAGTAAATGGTTCTGATCTTACCCAATCAGCAACTGGAATATCATTAAAGAACGCATAAACTTGAGTGTTAGGTTTAAGACCTTGTGCACGGAAACTAACTTTCTTAGATCGCATAAACGGAATAAATGCAACATCTAATACACGCTCATTTACAAACTCTCGTACTGTCTCTGAAGCAACAACTCTATCAACCCTAGCAAAAGTTGAAACTCTTTGTGCTCCTCTCCTCCACCATTGGTTACCACGTGGTCTACTTGAACCTCTTACATTAAATCTTGTTTCAGGTCCAAGTGCTTGGCCAACTGTTAAGTCTTCTTCACGACCTATCCAGTTCCATCTCCAGTTATTCCAGAGCATTGCTCCATTATTAACAAGTCTTGTTCCACCATCTTCTACACGATCTGGTACTCTTTCAATTGCAGTCCACTCATCTGATGATGGTGAAAGATCAATAGTACCTTCATTTATAATAACAGCAAATGGATTAATATTCATTGCTTCTGTTGAAAGAGGCTGATCAACATAAGTTGCATTATTATGTTTTAGATATACACTGTCACCTTTAAGAATTGTATTACTAGATTGATCAGAGTCATAAAGCATTCTTACATTGGCTTCTTGGAACCATGGGCGCATGATCTTGGCTTCTGGATCAATAGCAGCTCTATAATCTTCAGACATATATGATCTAGCCTGATCAACAAAGTTATCTACAAAGAAACCTGACTGTGTTCTATTATTACCTGTAGCATCAAGAACAGCAAATGATGCTGTATCTAGTTCAAGAAGGCTTAGTGCTGCAGCCTCTTCAACATTATCAATTCTTTCTTCTAATTTACCAATGTCTCTCATAGTAAAGTTTTTAGCTCTAATAGTAGTTGAACTAAGATCAGCATCATTAACTGTATATGGATTCATATCAATATGGAATAAGTCTAAAGAATTATTAGGAGCTGGTGGTAATTGAGTATCAATACCAGCTGCACCACTAATAGCTTCAACATTACTATTTCTATCAATTGTTACACGAACCTTTTTACCAAGGTAATACTCTGCATCAAATGTGATCAGACCTGTATTCTTAGGCATCTCATTAATTCTAGCACCAGAACCAAAGTTACCTGAACTGTTAACACTTGAACGGAAGTCTAATACATTTCTGAGAGATACTGCTTCGCCATTTGCTTGTGTATATGATGGAATGTTTTCATAGTCAACTTGACCTGTATAAGAGTTAACCGCAAAGAAATCTCCAGATGTACCATGGACAAAGTGTTTATATCTTACAAACACATCAGATCCTGGTGTAGCAGCTCCAGCTTTCTTAACCATTCTACCGTTTAGATATGCAAAGTCACGTTGACCATTATCTAGTGTATATGAAGTTGTTAAGTCAACACCATCTGAGTCAGCAAGAGTAATTCTAGTAATACTACTTACATCAGCTTTTGTAAAGTTTAGATTACCAGAACCATCAGGTGTAATTGTTTCTGTTACTTCTGTAAGTGTTTTGGTTCTAACAGATCCTGCACTCTTATTTACATAAGTAAGGATCTCATAAGTGCCATCTTTTTGACCAGTTAGGTTAGATGCTTGAGTACCAGCACCAGATGCTGTAAAGTTTACATCAATATCAGAGTCAGCATGTGCTGCAATCCAATTGCTAGTATCAGCAAAAGTTTCCCCTGTATTAGTTACTGTAATAGTAGCTGTACCACTACTTATTGTTGCTGTTCTATATCTTTGTGCTGTAAGACTAATGTCTGTAATAGACTTTGGTCTATTGCCAGGTAGTGGAAATAATAGACTTGTTGCAGTTTCATCTTTAAATACTGCATTACTATTTTCAAGCACTAGTGTCATATAGTCAGTAGAACCAGTACCGATTGATTTTGTATTTCTTTTATTTTTACCAGAAGCAATTTGTACATCAAACAGATATACTCTATAGTTCGAACCATCTTCCTCTACAGCTCTTACACGTGCTGTACCGATAGCAGTACCAGTACCGGCAGTATTTGGAAATAGTGTAATCTCTTGGAATGATGCAATGTTAGGTAAGCCTTTATTAGCAGATACTATAACATATTGACCATACGCAGCGGCTGTTACTTCATTATTTTCTATAAGAGTTGTTCTTGGTTTCTCAACTTGAATTTTAAGAGGAGAGTTAATAACAGCTCTATAACCATCTATATATGCAACACCAGGAGTAATATCAAAATCTAGTTTAGTTGCATCTGAATCATTAGTATCAAAACTAATAGCAAATCTTTTGGCAATGTAGTTACCTGACTCTTCACTTGTTCTAAGAGCCATTCTGTCTTCTATTTTACTATAGTCATCAGTACCAGTAACTTCTGTAACTATTTTACCCTTACTAACTTTAGCAACATATACAAAGTTTTCATCAGCTGCAAGATTAGCTTTATCTGTAATATCAAGTCTAATTCTATATCTGTCAGCACCAGGTGAAGATATGTTTGGTGTTGCACCTGTGTTATCATATAGTGCAGTTGTATCATCTACAGTAACAATGTCTTGAGTTACTTTAAATCCAATTACAGCATCTGGATCAGATGTGTATTTAGATAAGATCATTGACTGTTCTCTTGCATAGACAAAACGATCTATAGCAAAGAAGTCACCAGCATGAATGGATACTCGAGTACCTGTACCTGTAGCTGGATTAGCAACAGTATTTGTAGTTTGAACAGTAAGAGTTTCTCCACCACCTGTAAGTGTATCACCGGCAGTAACACGAACTGGAGTAGTTCCAGATGTTCCACCTGTTGTACTTACATATTTTACATAAATTGTAGCTGGTTCAGATGCAGATACTCTTTCTACAGCTTCAAGAACTTCTACAATAATACTGTTACCAGTTGAAGTTAAGTTTAGGCCAATAATATTTCCAGTTGGTAGATTACCTACAAGTTTAATAAACTCATATTTATTATTAATAGTAGTCCCACCAGGATTAACTGCAGCACCCTCTCTGAATAAATGTCTACCCATCCGAGAAATTTCAGACTGAGTAATAGTCTGTAATTGTGTAAGCTCACGGGCTTGTAGAGCACGACCGGAGTTAAAAAGGATTCTGTGATAGTTATCACTATCAGCAAAGTCATCTTTATAGGTTGAACTAAATGTATTTTTTGTTAGGTCTGTACTCATTTTTTCTACCGATTATATTTGAATTACGATTTTGATGTCTTCTGCTGCATTAGCTGATCTTGTTACTGCTGCTCTATTATCTATAAAGAGAACATCACCTGATATTTGATCTACGTCAGCATAAGTAAATGCTCTTGTATCTGAGTCAAGCCCTACAACATCTAATGTACCTGTACCAGATCCGTTTGTTTCTGATACGATTTCACCTTCACTAAAGCTCAAGAAGCCAGTATCTTCTGTCTGGTGATAGTAAATCTTATCTGAGTCAAAGCTATCAACATATGCTTTAGCTCCAGATGTACCACCTTGAATAGTTTTATCTGCTGTAAAGGGTGAAGTAATTGTTGCTAACTGAAAGCCTAGATATGGTAATGCAATACCACTCTCTGCTGTAAAGTCTGAATCTCTGAGCATCTTAGGATTTTTAATAAGACCAATTTGACGGAAGTCATTGCCAACAATAAAGTTACCACTCTCTGTCCCGTCTGGTTTGGCATTAAACATTAATGCACGTGATCTTAAATCATCTCTTGGATCTGCGCCAATTCCAGCTTTTGGACCAAAGATAGGTCGTACTGCTGCATTTGAACCACCGCCACCTGTGATAGTAATATCAGCATAGTCATACCCAGAACCAAACACCATTGTATTATCTGATTCTAATACTTCAACTTTAGTAAGAATATTACCAGAGACAGTTGCTTGAGCCTTAGCTCCAGTACCGTTACCTGCAATAGTAACAGCAGGTGTTGATGTAAAACCAGAACCACCATTTGTTACTGTATAACCTAAAATTTGACCAGCTACAGCTGCGTTCTGAATACCATTTTGTTCTACTTCTGATGCTGATGAACTACCATCTGTTGATAAAATCTTAGTCACAGGCATAAAGTTAGCTGCTAAGAATTTAGAAACAGTAAGTGCACCTAGTGAGTATAAGAATTTCCATACATAACCATCGGACGTTTTAAATGCACTTGTTAAAGTCCCTGTAGGTTTTACAGTAGAAATAACAGAAGCCCCCGCCGCATTACGTCCTGGTTGTAGACAAATGTAGATATGGTTCTCGTCAGTAATTACATAATATGCTTGATTAGGATGGCCAGCTTGATCATCATTAAAGCCTGAGTAAATAGAACCAGAAGACCAATTGTACCTTGGAACAACAAATGATTTATCTGCTACTGTCTTCATTGACTGTAGAGAAAAACCAAGGTTTCTAATTTCCCGTAAAGTATTCTCTGGTGTTGGTGCAGTATCTGATACATTCCAGACTTCTGATCTGCCAACCCCAATATAATAGTTATTATCAGAACTGTCGATATCAGTAATGATGCTTTCTAAAACTTGCTTTTTAAGTTTATCTGTAATTATCGCCGCCATTGTTTTTCCTTATGAAGCAACTGTTTTTGATGCCAAGTGCCAGTTAGAGCCGGACCATATAAAGAAACCAGCTTCATTTTGAGCAACAGTAACTGTAGATGCACCAGCCAAATTAGTAGGTGTGATCACAACAGTTCCGCCGCCAGAGTTAAAAAAGTATTTAATCTCACCAGCACCAGCATCCCCAGAATTGCCATCCGCTAGTGTAATACCTGTAAGATCAGATCCGCCTGCAAAGTGTGTAGTTGGTACTGTGAGACTCATAGCTTGTGAAGATGCAACAATCTTTTCAGCCTTAAATCTAACACCATTCTCATGTGCGATCTGTCCAGAACCTTTAGAACCAAATCTAAGATCAATATCTGTATCTGTACCATTAGCTGAGATAGAAGGTCCTGTTCCTGTTGCACTATTACCAACATTGATTTGGTTAACGGCACTTGATGTGGTAGTAACTTCAATTAATTCAGCACCGTTTGTATCATTAATTGATGTACCAACTTTAGGTGTGTTTAGTATTGGTGAAGTAAGAGTTTTATTTGTAAGAGTTTGGGTGTGATCATTAAATACAAATGTATCACTATCAGCCAAAATAGGTAGATTAATATTTCTATCTGCAGCTAACTCACTTACAGCTATAATATACTGATGATCTGCACTCGTATCATTAATCTGTGGTGTTGTAAGTATAGCAGAAGTCAAAGTTTTATTAGACATTGTCTGCGTTGCTGTATTAGAAATAACTTGTGTACCTACTGCAGGTAAAGCAAGAGTAATGTCACTCGCTGGGTTACTTGCAACTAATGTTGTTTCCCACTGGTCTACATTAGTGCCTTCAAACTTAACACCTTGATCAGTAAGACTTACTCCTGAAGCAAGCTGATCGGAATCTCCACCTAGTAGTAAGTAAATATCGACAAAATTATCATTTAATTTTTGACCTGCAATACGGAGTGTATCACCAGTTCCGTCATTAGCAGTAGTGCCTGTGTTTACTATTTGTCTTGCCATTTTAACTCTCGTTTAAATCTGTTATCTTTATTTATAATGGTTATGCTGAGTCTGAATCGTACCAAACGTAATTAACTTTATCAAATGTCTCAAGATCAATATCCATTCTTGGTACACGGTAGTCAATTCCAGCACTATCTTCATCGTGTGTTGGAGAAGTAACACTTGCAAGCTCTGCAAGGCTATCGTATGTTCTATCAATCTGTTCTAGTGTATATGTATTATATCTTTCAACCGTTGCTCTCACATCTGTTCTTACCATTGAATCATCTGATAGCTCAAACAGTTGTGTAATATCAAGCTGTGTCGGTGTTGCATCAAAGTCAGCAACAGATATTAAAATTGGATCTGGGTTGATGTTTGGTACCGCAAATGGCATAATATTATTGTTATCAGGATTATCAGAAACAATCTGAACCTCTCCACCTACATACATACCTGCAGGGTGAACAAATAGTTTATATTCTTCTAACCAACTTGAGATAGGCTGATCTGCTTTAATAAGAACAGCAAACTCTTGATATAACTTATCATCTGTAAGATACTTTTGTGACTCAGGGCCAATCTTTGATGCTTCTATATCATCTATATTA